TCGCGCAGCACGCGGGCGTTCGTCGGCGCAGTGCCCTTCGTACCGGCGGCCGGCTCCTCTGCTCGCTGCTCCAGGAACTCGATCAGCGCGCGGTCGCGCAGCGCCTGCTCGTAGAAGGGGTGCGAGACAAGCGCGGCTTGGGGTTTGTCCCGCCGGGTGAGCACGACGGGTGTGCCGAGGAGGCGTACCTCGGCGATGACCTCGGTCATGTTCTGGCGCACGTCAGACACGCCCATGCGCTTCTCGGCGGGCTGGCTCATGCGCTCAGGATACACACCAGCCCAACATCCATATCCGTCGCATTGTACAATTCATGGGTAGGGGAAGCCCACCAAAGACCACCCTGAGAGGCCCTGGTTCCGCGCGCCCAAAACCCCTGATCAGCACGGCCGAGAGAAGACACACGTGGGAATCCGCCTGATCGTCGAGGTGCTCACCAGCGCCCCAGAAGCCCTGACGCACCGGGAGAAACTCCTCCTCGTCGTCCTGGCCGAGGACGCCAACGACGACACCCGCAAGACGTGGAACAGCGTCGAGCGGCCCGAGATCCTGCGCGGCGCCAAGCTCAGCCGCTCCCAGCTCTACGCCGTCCTCAAGTCACTGACCGCCAAGGGCGCCCTCATCAAGCTCGCGGCCGGACAGAAGAACGGCACCGCCAAGTACCGGATCCCCGTCTTCCCTCCGCCTCAGTGTCCCGGAATCCCTGACACTGAGCCCCCCTCTCAGAGTCCCAATTCTCCGGACACTGACGCCCCTCAGCGTCCCGGAAATCCTGACACTGACGAAAACACTCAGAGTCCCGAAAACCCGGACACTGAACCGTCTCAGTGTCCCGGAATCCGGGACGTCAGTGTCCCGGAATCCGGGACCCCTACCCCTCCTCTCCCCTCAGTAACTACCCCCTCAGCTAGCAAGCCCGAGAGCCAGCCCCCCGCGCCGCTCGACTTCGGCATCCCCGAAGCCGCCCGCCCCCTCGTCGACAGCCTCACCGCCAACGGCGTCATCGTCCGCTGGCCATTCAAGGGCAACACCTGGTTCCCGCTCCTCGCCATGATCGCCAAGAGCGGCGTGCCCGCCATGGTCGACCACGCGCTCAAAGCAGCCAGCCGGACCAATGTCGAGTCCGCGAACTACTTCCTCAAGGGCTGGAGCGAACTCCCGCCCATCCCCACGCCCGGCACCGCCCTCGCGCTGCCCCCAGCCAACGTCATCCCGCTGGCCAAGCCCCGTCACCAGCAAGAGACCGACGACCTCTTCGACCGCGCCATGGCACGCGCCCACGCACGCATGCAGCAGGAGACCTCATGACCCCCGACGAAACCGTCACCCTCGCCCGCTACGTCCGCGCCCTCTGCCCTCAACAGCGCTTCGACGAATACACCCCCGACGCCTGGCACGACATCCTCTTCCCCTTCCACCTCGCCGAAGCCCGCACCGCAGCCGCCGCCATCGCCTCAGCCCAGCCCTTCGTCTCGCCGGGCGAGATCGCCGCCCACGTCCGCCGGGCCCGAGCCGACCGCCTCCACCGCCACACCGACCCCACCCCACAGGCCGACCCCGACAACGTCGCCGCCTACCAAGCCGAACTCCGCGCCACCCGCGCCGCCGTCGCTGCCGGCCATCAGGAGCCCGCACAGCACGAACTGACTGGCGGCCCCATGCACCCCGACGTCGCCCGCCGACTCGCAGAACTCGGCAGCTACGTCCCCCAGCACGTCGACGAACTCCTCGACGAGTACCGGCCAGTGAAGGCCGCCCGCCGTACCGCCATCCAGAACCGCCAGCCCGACGCCTTGTCCGTGCCCTGCGACTGGTGCCAGGCCGCCACCGGAGAACCGTGCCGCTCCCGCCGGATCGAGCCGGGCGACGGGCCCACCAAGCACCGCAGACGTGACACCCCGCACCCGTCCCGCCTCGACGACGCCCGCGACGCCATGCAGCAGGAAGGCCAGGACGCATGAACCCCAAGGACTTCGCCTCATTCGTCACCAGCCATGCACTACGAGCCGGATACGACGTCACCCACCGTCGCAGCGGGGGGAAATCGCAGCTCGCCAAGGACACCGGCATCTCGCTGTCCACGATCGTCCGCATGTTCAACGGCCAGACGATCCCGGACGCCTACAGCTTCGAGGTCCTCGCCGACGCCCTCAACGTTCCCGTCACGCAGTTGCTGGAGGCCGCAGAGATCTTCAGCCCCGGCTCGCTTACCGGCGACCATCCCCGCCACGCCCTGACCGTCGAGCAGGCCGCCGACGCACTCGGCATCACCAAGCCCCTCAACGTCGCACTCCTTAGGGCAATCACCGCCACCCTGCTCGCCGACCAAGAGGCCGAGACCGCATGAACGACCACCCCGTCCACCGCGACGACATCACCGCCCTCAAGGCCGACGGCGACCTCAAGGCCTACATGCGCAGCCTCATCCAACCCACGAAAAGCACCACCCCCGAACCCCACAAACGCAAGCCGAAATGGGGCGCCATCCCCATCCCCCAAGACCACAAACCCGGCACCTGGCCCGCCGGCACCCAACCACCCGGACCACCACCCGACTGGGACCACCCACCCGAAGCCTGGGCCAACGCCATCCGCCACTACCGCACCGAACAACGCCACCAACTCGACCAGGAGAACGAAGACACCCCATGACCACCACACCCAAACCCAGCATCCGCGCCACCCAGTACGCCGTGAACTGCCTCCCCGAAGACGGCATCGACAGCCACGTCTTCGAAATCACCGTCGAATACCGAGGCCACGCCCGGTGGGCCGTCACCCGCCACTCCCAGTGCCTCGACTCGGACGGCAACTGGGACTACGAGATACGCCCCTCCGAGCGCGAAGACGACTGGCTCGACACCCACCGCTTCGACCTCGACACCGCACTGAAGCTCGCCAAGGAGCACGCGCTCCTCGTCACCGTGAACGGCATCACCGTCACCGACGCCCTCCGCATGGCGGCCAAGCACAACGAGACCCAGTCATGAAGGTCCGCGCCGACATCGCCGCCTTGCTACGCGAGGGCCACACCAACACCTCGATCGCCCACCGCCTGAACTGCGACCCATCCACCGTCGCCCGCACCCGCCAAGCACTCCGGCTACCACCCGCAGACCGCCTCCAACGCCTCTACGCCGAAGCCATCCCCACCGGCCGCGTCCACGACTACCGACCCGAACGCATGCCCACCAGCCCAGCCCAGCAGGCCGCGAATCGGGAACGACTCATGGCCGCACTCCGCGACGCCGCCTGACCGCGCCCCACCCACGCGCACACCACACGTAAAACATCGCCCACCAGCAGAAACGCACAGGAGACGCCATGTCTGATCGCATCCCGCTCACCGACCAGCAACTCGACGACTACGACCGGCTCGCCCAGGCCGCCACACCGGGACCGTGGTGCACCGACGCCTGGGAGATCTACCAGGGCGCCGAGTACCAGCCCGGCCTGTCCATGTGGATCGGCGAGACCTGCCGTGGCACGAGCAGTCCAGTGCAGGACCGCACGGACGCCGAGTTCGTCGCCCACGCCCGGACCGCCATGCCCGCGCTGGTCGCCGAAGTTCGCCGCCTCCGCACCGTGGTGGCCGCCGCACGCGAGCAGGGCATCACCGATGCCGCCGCCCTGCTGGACGAGGTCGGCGAGAAGAACGCCGCCTACCTGCTGCGCACCTTCGACGTGCCCGCCGCCGAGGAGACGCACGTCGTCGCCGACGCCAAGGCGCAGCGATGACCGCCCGCCCGATCGGCGTCGAGGTCTCCTGCGACGGCCCCGACGAACAGACGGACTGCCCGGACAGCGCCGCGATCCGGGCGAGCTTCGTGTCCGTGACGGCTCGCCAAGTCCGTGCCGACGGCCGGGCTGACGGCTGGATCCGCCGTCGGCGCGCCGGCCGCGTGGTTGACCTCTGCCCCGGCTGCGCCGTCTCGTCTGCCGTGTCGCGGCCGTGACCACACCCACACCAACCACCAGGAGCAGCCACATGACCCGCCGAGGCGCACTCGCCCTCACCACCTACATCGCCGCCATCGTCGCCGCGAACTGGCTCACCACCCACTACGGGTTGGTCCACGTCGGCTTCGGCCTCACCACCACCGCCGGCACCTACGCCGCCGGCGCCGCCCTCCTCCTCCGCGACACCGTCCAGGACACGACCAGCTGGCGGTGGGTCCTCGCCGGAATCGCCGCCGGCGCGCTGCTGACGGCCGTCACGTCCCCGGTCCTGGCGGTCGCTTCCGCCACCGCGTTCCTCCTCGCCGAACTCCTCGACATGGCCGTGTACACGCCGCTACGGTCCCGCGGCTGGGCGCGAGCCGCCCTGCTCTCCGGGGTCGCTGGCGCGGTCGTGGACACCTACGTGTTCCTCGCCCTCGCCGGGTTCCCGGTCACCGCGCAGACCGTCGGCGGCCAGCTGGTCGGGAAGACCGTGTGGGCGACCCTGCTGCCCGTCGCCGTTGTCGTCGCCGCTCGGATGGTGCGCCGTGGTCGCGTATCTCGGCACCCCGTCGGGGCCTGAGGTGCGGGCCGCGATGAGTGCCGGGCTCATCGGCTGCATGACGACCCCGGCCCAGGGCAACGTCATACCGGTCGGCGCCGAGTACGCCTGCGACAACGGCAAGTTCGGCAAAGGCTGGCCCGGCGCCGACCGCTGGTACGAGTGGCTGTGCAACACCGTCGACCGATACGGGCCCGAACTCTGCCTGTGGGCCGTCGCCCCCGACGTCCCTTTCGACGCCGTCGGGACGCTCGCCGAATCGCTGCCGTGGCTGGCGAAGATCCGCGAACTCGGCATACCCGCCGCGTTTGCCGCACAGGACGGCTGCGACCAGTTGGGTGTCCCGTGGGACGACTTCGATGTCCTGTTCATCGCCGGGAGCACCGAGTGGAAGACCGGCCCCGTGGCGGAACGTCTGTCGCGGGAGGCGAAGGCCCGCGGCAAGCAGGTCCACATGGGCCGCGTGAACTCTCTTGCCCGGCTGCGCACGGCTGAGTGGTTCGGCTGTGACTCCGCGGACGGCACGTACCTGGCGTTCGGCCCGGAGAAGAACCTCGCCCGGCTCACTGGCTGGCTGGACGAACTGCACTTCGCGCCGTCCCTCTTCGGGACATGAGCACACGAGCGCGGCCGGGTGGTGTTCGTACCACCACCCGGCCGGCACCCGACAGCCTCCCACGCCCGCCCCGTCCCGTACCCCTGGAGACCCGCATGACCGACCAGACCGACCGCCTGCGCGCGGTCTTCACAGTGACCGTCGAGACGAAGCCCGGCGGTGACTACTACTACGACCACGACGATCTCGTGCGGAATGTGACGCCGTGGATCGAGGGCGCGCTGGAGGACCGCGACGACATCCGTGACGTGACGATCGCCGAGCAGGAGTCTGCTGTCCCGGCGCCCGCCACCGACCGGGACGCCGCCGAGCAGGCGAAGCACGTCACCCGCGCCATCTGGGCGTTGAAGTCGCCGCCGCCTCCCGGGTCGCAGCACTACCGGTCCGGTTGGGACGACGGGCTGGAAGCCGCGATGGACGCCGCACGAGACGCGGTCCTGTCGGTGCTGCCCGCGATCGTCGACCGGGCCACCGTGCTGACCGAGGCCGAGCGCACGATGCTGACCTACGCCCTCGACCAGGCCCAGGAACGCATCTGGTCGGAGGACGGGTTCACCGACGAGGACCAGGCGGCCGTCAC